TCAAGGTCCAGCTCCGCCGGGACGGGTTCGAGAACGTCCGGAACGCCGACAACGCCGTCATCGACGGGATCCGCACCCAGAGCAGCATGCTGCACCAGGGGCGGTACTTCGTCCTCCGCTGCTGCACTCGTACGATCGAGGAGTATGGGGCGTATGTCTGGGACGCGAAAGCGCAGCAGCGGGGCGAAGATAAGCCCATGAAAGAGAACGACCACAGCAAAGACGCGGAACGGTATTTCCTGCACACGGTCTTCGGCAAGGGGCCGGGGATCTCGTTCCTGAGGTGACACATGACAGACTCACAGTATATCTCGGTCTGCTCAATCTGCGGCCATCCGCTGGAGAAATGGCAGATCGCAGGAGAGACACTCGACACGACACTGATCGACTACGACGAGCGTGCGCTCATCGATATCAGACTCATCTTCTGCTCCGAGTGTCACGAGAAGATCAAGGTCTACGCAAACAGCTCAGTCGAGGAGGCCATCGCACGGATGGAGCACGATGCGGCATGAAACTACTCGCAGAGAACATTGACGAGACGAATATCAATCAGACGATCGCAACCCTGATCGCGAAGCATGACCCCTCTCTCATGCTCGTTGGGGTGGACTACTACAACAACGACACTCGCATCAAGGGCCGGCAGATCTGGTACTACGAAGACGGGCAGAAGCAGGTCGACCGGGAGGCCACGAACCACCGGGTCTCGCACAACTGGCACAAACTCCTGGTCGATCAGAAGGTCGCCTACCTCCTCGGCCGCCCCCCGGTGATCAGCGCCGAAGATGAGCAGTTCGCCGAACAGCTCAACGTCCTCCTGGACGAGACCTGGGACGACCGGCTGCAGGAACTCGCGAAGAACGCCAGCAACAAGGGAGTCGAATGGCTCATGCCGTACATCGACGCGGCGGGCAATTTCCGGTACATCATCATCCCGGCGGAACAGTGCATCCCAGTCTATGAGACCGACTACGAGGAAGAACTCGTCGCCATGCTCCGGTACTACCCGGCTGTGGTCGGCGGGGAGACGAAGACCCGGGCGGAGTGGTGGACCGCCGAGGGCGTCTCGACCTACATCGAGACGGAGGCCGGGGTCTATGATCTCGAGTCAGAGGACGGCCATTTCTCCCTGAACGGGACCCCGATGGGATGGGGGCGGGTCCCGTTCGTCGAGTTCGCGAACAACGAAGATCGGTTCGCCGACCTCAAGTATTACAAAGAACAAATCGACGTCTACGATATCATCATCAGTGATCTCGCCAATGACCTGACAGACGTCCAGAAACTTATCTTTGTCCTCAAGGGATATGGAGGGCAGAGTCTTTCGGAGTTCCTGCAGAACCTCCGGTACTACCGGGCGATCCAGGTGGACCCCGAGGCGGGCGCCGGCGTCGAGACGCTCAGCGCAGATCCGCCGATCACCGCGATTGATTCCTTTCTGGATCGCCTGGAGGAGAACATCTTCCTCTTCGGGCAGGGGGTCAATGTCAAGACTGACAAGTTCGGGTCGGCGCCGAGCGGGATCGCGCTCAAGTTCCTCTATTCGCTCCTAGACCTAAAGAGCAACATTATGGCGCGCCGGTTCTCAGTCGCCATCAAGAAGTTCTGCTGGTTTGCTGCCAAGTATCTGGAGATTAAAGGAGCTGGCACTTTCGATCCGCATGGTGTGAAGATCACGTACAACAAGTCCCTGCTCATCAACGACCTTGAACTCTCGCAGATCGCCGCCTCGAGCATGGGGATAATCTCGCAGGAGACCATCGTCGCCCACCACCCCTGGGTGGATGATGCGCAGGCCGAGATGACGCGGCTGCAGGCTGAGCAGGAGAGCAAGGTAGATCTCTCCAGGTACCTGCAGGAGGGCGATGAGCAGGAGAGTGGGGGCGAGCAGCCGGAAGCGGGGGTGTAATCATGCCCCACTTCACCCTCTTCTTCAAGACCGAGGCGTAGGACCATGGAAAAGGCGTTTCTTAGGCTCGACAAGCAGATAGTCAGACTAACCCGGGTTGCCGAGCAGGATGTCGGCCGGCAGTACGGGCAGATGCTCCGAGAGATCCTGGCGGTCCTCCAGCGGACATACGATCGCTACTCGCTCGCCGACGGGACCCTGACATACTCGCAGATGGTGCGGTATGGGCGTATCGACACTCTGAACGCAGATATCGAGGAGATCACCCGGAAGTACTCCGGGCTCGTCGCGGGCGAGATCAGGGCCGGGCTCCGGAAGACCGTCACTACCTCATTCGAGGGCACCCGGGGGGCGCTGGAGGAGGCTGCCGGCCGCAAGATCAGAGCGATTCTGAAACCTGAGATCGTCACTGAGATCCTGCAGAACCCCATCAGCGGCCTCAGTCTGAACGAGCGGCTGGCGGTCCGGCGCTACGAGACGATCACCACAATCCGGCAGGAGATGACCCGGGGGCTGGTCAGAGGTGACCGATATCGGGACATCGCCGGCCGACTCCAGACTGCCCTGGAGATCGATGCCGGTAAGGCGACCCGCATCGTCCGGACCGAGGCGCATCGGTGCATGGAGGCCGGGAAGAAAGCCTCGCTCGACGTCGCCGCAAAAGGGGGCGTGTCTCTCCTGAAATGGTGGAAGGACAGCGACGACGAGAGGGTGCGCTCCGGGCACCGCCATATGGGCCGGAAGTACAGCAAGGAGAACGCTATCCCCTACGATGAGGATTTCGTGAACGACCTCACCGGAGGGGTCGGCCCGCACCCCGGGGCCCTAGGAACGGCCGAAGACGATATAAACTGCCGGTGCATAATGGTCATTGAGGTAGGGTCATGAAGAAGACCGCATGGATCATGTTGCCCCTGTTGCTGGCAATCACGATGGCCGCCGGCTGCACGTCGACATATGCCGAAGAACAGTGGGTGAAGGAGGACACGGTCAAGTACGCCGAGCAGCTCATCGGATACAAACTCCTGCCGGATGTCGAGGACCACGACCTCCGGTTCGGGACTCCAGGAAAAATCGGCGAGGATACCCGGGTCTACCGGATCGGGGGGACGGTATACCGGGCGGCCGATGGGAGAGGTTACGAGGTGCATGCTATCTTTACAGCTAAGAGCGTTGGTGGCGGAAACACTGTCATCGAGATGACTTCGATGACGATCGATGGTGTGCGAGTAGTCTAAACTGTCAATACTGTCAAAATCGTCAAAACCGTCAATTTCACCCCTATTTTTAAATTCTGACTCCCATTATTCTGTATCGCCATGCCCGAGGCGTGATCGGGCCTGTTTTCGTGGGCGCGACCACGTAAAAAAGCGAAACAGCGGAAAGGAGCCAGCAGATGCCAAAGACCCTCAAAGAATTACTCGGAGAGGACCTGTACGACCAGGTCAAGGAGAGAATCGGAACCACTGAGATCATCGTTGTCGACCCAGACAATCCGATGGTCCCGAAACGCCGCCTCGACGAAGTGATTGCCGAGCGGAATCGCTACAAAGAGATGGTCGAAGAGCGGGACTCCCAGCTCGCGGACCTGAAAACCTGGGCAAAGGACAACGAGGTCCTGAAAGCGCAGATCGCCGAACTCCAGGCCAAGAACAAGCAGGTCACGGAGGACTACGAGAAGCAGCTCAAAGAACAGCGGTTCGCCTTCGCGATCGAGCGGGCAGTTGCCAAAGCCGACGCCCGGAATGTCAAGGCGGTGGTGGCGCTGCTGGATACGTCGAAGATCTCACTTGACGGGGAGAATCTGCTCGGGTTCGACGAGCAGATCGCGGCGCTCAAGCAGTCCGACCCCTACCTCTTCGGGGTCGATCTGAAGGGAAGGATGCCGGAAGGTACCGGGAAGCCCCCGAAGGAGGTCCCGAACCCTTGGAAGAAAGAGAGTTTCAACCTCACCAAGCAGGGGCAAATCCTCAAAACCGACCCCGAACTCGCGGTAAAACTCAAGGCCGAGGCAGGGGTGAAATAAGGAGTTTCTAACACATGCCAAAAACCACAGTAGCGGACGTCATTGTCCCGGAAGTATTCAACCCGTATGTGGTCCAGCAGACCGCAGAACTCTCTGCGCTCTACCAGAGCGGGATCGTAGCGACCAGTGATGAACTGAACAGCCTCGCAGCATCAGGGGGGCGGCTCATCAACATGCCGTTCTGGAACGACCTGGACGGCGACGACGAGGTCCTCTCGGACATTGCCGCGCTCGACGTCGAGCGGATCACCTCCGGTCAGGACATCGCCGTGCTCCTCATGCGTGGGAAAGCCTGGTCCGTGAACGATCTCGCCAAGGCCCTCAGTGGTGACGATCCGATGGCCACGATCGGGCAGCTGGTCGCAGGGTACTGGGCTCGCCGTATGCAGGTGACGCTCCTCAGTATACTCGAGGGAGTGTTCGCGGCTCTGAGCATGGCTCCGAACGTCTACGACACGGACGACCGGATCAGTGCCGACAACACGATCCTCGCGATCCAGTGCCTCGGCGACGCGAAGAGCAAACTGACCGGGTTCATGATGCACTCGGCCGTGGAGGCCGACCTCGCACGGCAGGACCTGATCGACTTCGTCAAGGACAGCACCGGGAGTGTCGAGATCCCGACCTACCTGGGGAAGCGTGTCATCGTCGACGACGGGTGCCCGGTCGCGGATGGGATATATACGACGTACATCTTCGGGCAGGGTGCCATCGGTTACGGCGAAGGTGCGGCCCCGGTTCCGACCGAGACTACGCGCGACGCCCTCTCCGGCGACGACATCCTCGTGAGCAGGCGGCACTTCCTCCTGCACCCGCGGGGGGTCCGGTGGACCGATGCAGAGGTCGCCGGGTCCAGCCCGACCAACGCCGAACTCGCGAACCCCGCGAACTGGCTGAGAGTCTACGAGCCGAAGAACGTGCGGATCGTCAAGTACACGCACAGGATCGCCTGAGGTGACGAAGCATGGTAGAACGTAGCGCAACCTTCGACACCTTCAAGCAGCACACCTACGTCCCGAACAAGCTGTATTCCGTGCTGAACCTGGCGCGGGCAGCAATCCTGGACGACCTCGCCGCTAAGATCCTGACTGCGGCCCCGGCGCACAGCGCCGAGGCTATCAACAAGGCCATCGATGTCGCCGGGGAGTTCCGGTGGACGCTGGAGGTGGCCCTGGTCGACGGGACGGGCCACATCCTGGATGGGTTCGACGGCAAACTCGCCATCAACCTCGCTGTAACAGATGCATCGGATCACGCCGTTGCGACGTTCGGAGACGGCGACCTCGCCAACCCGAGCGCCGACACCGAGATCACGCTCATTAACGGCCGGGGGTCCATCGACGTCATCTACGGTACCGACGGCACCGACGGGGACCAGTGGGCCGTAGGGAACAAGGTCAAGATCATCGTCGGGAACGTGCTCGACGGCAACGACCAGGACAA